GTCTGAAGGTTTCTGAATTTTCTCAGCTAATACACGAACATCAACTGTTCTTGCTGAGTTACGTCCAGTATCTCTTATATTTTCGATTGTCATATTATTTACCTCTGTAAAATTTATGTGTTAAAAAAGATAGGGAGGCTTTTACACCTCCCCAATCTATTTAGTCAATACCGTAGAATGCACTTACAATAGCTTCATCTCTAAGTACTTTCGCACCATAGACATGTAAGCCTCTCACAATGTCACCAAACGATGTTGGGTCTCTCAATACTTCTGTTGAAAGAATTGTGTTAGCAGTTGCAGTAGAAGACATGTGACCAGCCAGACATTTACCAGCAGCATTAGATGTTGCAGCAATGTTGTTTGACTTGTACATTTGGAATCCTCTTAGTTTACCACTTGATACTAATCCATTTCTAATAGAACCTTGTCCACCATTATAGTCGACAGATAGTAATTTAGAACTAGATTGTCCTAGAACCTCATAGAAGTCAGGACTTGCAACAAACCATCTACCTTCTTCAGGTACATTCTGTTCGTCTAATAGTCTTGCCATTCTACCCATTAGGTCTAAAGGGTCGTGCTCGTCAGAACCGAAACCAATATCTAAGTTTCCTGTTCCATCAAAAGTTCCTGATGCTAAATCAGTAGCGTTATCAGCACCTAAAATGTGATTAGGTGAAGATGCGGAACATCCTGCAAACATAGTTGCTAATACAGCAGCGTCATATGAATCTTTCAATGCATAAGCAGCTGAAGACGAAGCCATTTCTTTGAAGTTGACATGTGACATATTGCTTTCGATATCATCTACGATGAATTTAAAAGCTTTAGCACTATCAACGACTAGAGTAATCTCTTGGTCTGTTAGCATAGTTTGCGTAGTATCTGTATTTCTTGTGTAGTCTGACACAGAAATTACAGGTTCTTTAATTATCTTTACGGAATCTCCGAAAGATGATATTTCACCGGCATAGTCGGTGTTAGTAATAGCTTCAATAACCGAGGCTTTCCTAAAAAAGTTCATTACCTTTTTAGAGTAAACCGAAGGTAAAAAGAAACTATTTGTTTGTCCAGCAACTGAGTTAGCAAAGTTACTGTTCGTATCTGTTGATGCTTCAAAAAATTGAGCCATGATACTTTCTCCTATTTATAGTTAATTTAAAATTTTGCCTTGTTGCCAAGCTTCTGATATAGCAGTTTCGTGCTTATCAAATTCTTGTGGCGACATTGCGTCAATTTCCTTTATTGACCAAACCTTCTCCTGATTAGGTTCTACACTAGTTGTTTTAGTGGAGACCATATCTGCAGCAGATTGTCTAGTCGGTTTTTTAGAAGATGACTTAGTTTTCGTAGGTTCTATACCAAAGTCCTTTTTAAATAGGTCTAAAGCACGAGAAGCTAAATCGGCATTATCATTGTTGTCATATACCCAAGCTTGGATAGATGAGTGCTGTTCCTTTGCCCATTCATGAAAATCATCACTGTTTCTGATATCACCAAAATCAGGATGTTTTTCCATTAACCTTTTTTCTGCAGCGTCTTTTACTAAACCGGTCTCACGTTCTTGGAGTTTACTAAGGCGTTCTTCTAGAACTTTTGCTTTAGACTCAGATTGCATGTGAGCAACGGTTTCCACTACTTCATAAACATCAGGATATTCAGTCTTAAATCTTTCTAATTCTTCTGGAGATTTAGGAGCTTGGTAAGCTGGTCTATTGCTAGTAGCTTCATCCATTAACTCTTGTTCTCTAGACTTAAATTGATTAAGTTTAGTATCATAATGTTTCTTTAAATCATCATATCGTTTTTTATAATCTGGTTTTTTATAAGGACTAACCTTACTAGTTTCCAGTTCTTTAGTATTGACACTTCCTTCAGCTTGCACTTCGGTTATATCATCACTATCAAAAAGCCTGTTTTTAGGCTCTTCAAAATATACGTTATTTGACGATTCAAATGGTTTATCTTCTTCATTGTGCCATTCCTTATTTGTATTATAAGGGTTTGGTACTTCTTCTTCTCTGACTGTATTAGTCATCTTCTTTTCTCCTCTGGGGGCTTAATTCACAAGGTAGCTCTATGTCGACTAGAGGGCTTGTATGTAAAGGTAGCCTTTTGGTTTAATTTGATAAAGTGCCGATTAATTACATCGGGTAGCTTTATCTACTGTTTGGATTTAATCTAGGATTAACTTTACGCATATCATCAGAAACATCAGATTCTTCATCTTTTATTTCTTCTTCATCGTAAACTCCTCCCATTGCAAACCCTTCTCTTTCTCCTGCAGCAGCTTCAGCTTCTTTCATCATAGACATTAAAACGTCTTCTCCGATTTCTTCTACAGCTTTTGCAGTAAAAACAAATTCTCCGTCCGATAGCCTTGCAGGTATCGAATCAGAAACGCCAGAACCCGGACCTTCAACAGGACCTTCGCCAGCAAATTCTTGTGCTACGTCTACTACTTTATCAAATAGCATTTGTAGTTCTTCGTCTTGTTCTAGTTTTGACATTAGCATATCTTCTTCTTCTTCTGATAGTGCTTCGCCAATTATAAAGTTTGAATATTCTTCTTCCATAGTTTTGTCAGAATCCATTGGGGGTTCTATAGACATATCAGTTCCACTAGGCATTATAGTCATAGGTGTTGACATATCTTCATCTAGTAAAGAACCACCTTCCATGTAGTCCATTCTTTTTTTAGAACTTCCACCATACTGCTTACGCATTCTAGGTGTTTCTTTTTTATCTTTTTTTACAGGTCTAATAGACATAATAGCATTAAAAAGAGTACCCGGTTCTGCTGATGTTTCTTGCTCTACTCTCGTTATAATGTCTCTTACTTCAGAAGAATCCATAGGTTTAGTTTTTAATGTTGATATACCTTTAGCACTAATGCCCATACCCATAAGACCTTTCTCAGCGTCTGTAAACTTTTTTTCAGTTCCTTCTCCACCTAAATTATATTTTTTTCTATCGTCATCTAACATGTTCATTGTGTTTCCTCTTTCCTTGTTATTGCTTCTTTAACCTGTAGGTCCAGCTGCTCTAGGCGTGCCAGAGAACTCAGCTTCCCCTGCAGCCGGTACATTTCCAATTCCGATGTTGCCACCACCAGTGCCTGTAGGTCCAAGGTCTTGAGGTCCTTGAGGTGCTCCTTGAACGCCTCCCATAGGTCCTTGTTCCCCGTCAGTTGGTTGAGCCGTCTCGCCATTTGTTTGTCCAGCATTCTGCATTCCTATTATTTGTGCCATCATAGCTGCTTCTTCAGGGTCATTGAGTATTTCATCAGGGTCTAAATCTAAGCTGTAGGCTAGTTCACTAATTAGTTTAGAAATTTTAACAAACGGAGCAACAGCAGGATTTTGAGCAGTCTGTAAGAACATTGTCAATCTTTGACTACGTACTTCTTTTTGCATCAAGCTGTTTGTTCCATTAGCTTTAACTTCTAAATCACCTTTAACATCCAACTCATCTTCTAAGAACTGCATGTTCCATTGGAAATATGCTTCCCCTAATGGTTTTAATAAAAAGTCATCAAGGTTTTTAATAACTGTTTTAACATTTAAACTTGATGCACCTAATAACATTGACATGCCTGAAGCAGTTCTTGTCATACTTTGTACACCTGTTTGTCCGTGTGAGTAACTAGGTATTCCTGTTTGCTCATCTGCTAACTGTCTGAACTTATCAAACATCATTAGATTTTCTTGTGATGTATTAGGAAACTTTAATCCGTGAATAGCTTGTCCCGGCATTCCAGCTTGTCTTCTAAAGATTTTACCCGGATATATTTCCATTGATTGTCCACCTACTAGGGCAGACTCATCTACATCAAACACTAAAGACCCAGACATTGCTAGGTTGTCAATAGCCATTCTTGCATGACCATTCATAATTTGTTGAGAGTCATCCATGTTCTCAGCTACACCAATACCAAAGAAGTTATATGGATTTCTTTCGTAAGGAAAAGCATGATAAGGTATTCTATAAGGAGCAAATGGATTTAATACTGCTCTTAATATGTAATGTCCACATGTCCATACATTAACTTGTACTTCGTCTAAATCATCTACAGAATCTGGAAGGTCAATACCTACTTCTCTTGCGTACTCTGCATCCATCATTCCCCAGTATTCTAATATTTCAAAACTAGTACCTACTTCATCACTTCTAGAATCGTCTTTTAACTGGCTTTCAAAGTCTTTTTCTATGTAGTTAGCACCCATTTGAATAGTATTACGAATAGCATCTTCATCAAAATAAGGCATATTTCGTAGTTGTCTTAATTGACTTCTATTCATTTTATGTCTATGGATAACAAACTCACATTCTTCCATAGTAGTTGCATTAGGGTCAGGATAAAAATCCCAACAACTAACAAACTCTATTCTAGGAACTCTGACTTCTAAAGGATTATAATTTCTAATTCCTTCTTCGTCTGTGTCCCACTTATGTAATTTTTTATTAAAGTTAAATGGTCCTTTTACAATCCCTGTTCCTAACAAAGCAGATTCTAAAAGAGCATTTCTTAATTCTGAATTACCATTAGACTCTTCTATTTGGTCATGGATTAATTTTTCCATTCTTCTTGCAGCTTTTTGTGCTGGACTTATTTCTAAAACTTGTGGGTCGGGACTTGCTCCGTCTACCAATATACCAGCTTTTTCTGCTTGGTCTTCTAAACTATCTTCAAATATTCCATTATAAAAAGTAGCTCCAGGTTTTAAAGTTTTGCCATCTCCTGCATATCCAACATCATACGGATTAATTTCTTCGTCTATTCTATTGCCTATGTTGTCTTCTTCTTCAGCCATAGACGATTCTAAACCGGGAGTAGGATTAGTAGTATCTAAGTGAGCAAAGTTTGTTTCGCCTTCAGGTATTTTAGTTTCAGAAATTCCTATTGGAAATTTACCTGTACCAAAAATAACATCTACTAACTGACCAAACGCTGCTAGTACTTTAGTCTTAGTAACTTTTACAAATATTCTAGACTTTTCTGACTCTCTAAACTTAACGCCTTTAGCATAAAGACCCCTATAGTTTTCATAAGCCTTTAACCATCTTCTCTCATCTGTTTTTCTAGCTTCTTCTGCTACATAAAACCTATCATTGATAACGCCTATAAAGTTTCTTTGTTGGTCTTCTTCTAGGGTTAACTGTACTCCAGCTTCACCTTCTACTTCTTCATAAAGGTTATTAGCGTTTAAGAATGTGTTTTCGTTGTCTGCCATATTTAGTATCCAAAACCTGTATCAGCAGGTTTATATAAATCACTTTTTATTCTCATCATCCTTTCATGAGGATGGTCCATTCTAGGTCTACTCATTATCATATAACGCAACGCATCATATGCATGGTCAGCTGCATGAGTATCAACATCTTCAGGATTTGTTTTAGAAAGAGGCAAAGCCTGTATTTCTTTTATTAAGTTCACACATGTATTAAACATTTGCAACCTAGGTCTTCCTGTACTGTTGTTCTTTCTCAAGTGCTCATGTATCTGAGTCTTACCTGCTAACCTATTCTTATCAGCTCTTCTTAGTTTATGTCCTTTATTAACTAAGATTTCACCAATCGTAGGACCTGTATACCCTGTCCTTGACCACGCTGCTGTATCTAATACACCAGTTATGGATTTTAATTCATTCTCTTCCATCTCTGTAATGGTGTCTCCGAGTGCTTCTCCTGTCAGACCTTTTTTGTATAATTCTCTATATATAATAATGGTCTTATCTTCAGGGTCGACAGCAGCCCAAAGACAGCAACTTTCTGCAGCATAACCATAGTCTACTGCTTTAATTCTTTCCCACCAACTCGGTAACTCAAAAGGTGGTATAACATGAACAGCAGGTTCAAATTCTGCAAACGCTGCTCCTTCTGAAATATCCCAGTTACCTTCCAACAACTGTTTACGTTGTATAGCTGGTAAGGATTGTAACATCCTTTCATATTCACCATCTAAGGCAAGGTGAGGATTATCCTGTAACAATGCCGGTATAAACTTTCTTGAGAGTCCATCATTACCTTCAAAACTTGTATTCTGTTCTGCAGGTTCTACGTACCTCTTTTTAACCCAATGAGCACCTACTCCTCCGGGGTTAGCTGTACATCTTAGATAAGTCTTTATAGCTGGGTTAGTAGTTCTTAGTCTTGATGCTAAGTAGTTCCAACCAAACTCTGTAGGTAAATGAGTTATCTCATCAAAACCTATCCAACTGTACGCTTGTCCCTGATAACGATAAACATCTGCGTCTCGTTCCAAGAATCCAAATTCTATTTTAGCTCCACTGGGGAACTGCCATAACTTTTCTACTTCTTTAAACCTTGCACCTTTAAAGGCTATTGGATAAAGCTCTCGAGACTTATCTATAAGTTCTCTTAGTTCTGGCATAGACCTTCTAAGTATCAAAGCTCTATGCTCTGTTATGTGGCAGTAACGCAATGGGTCTATTAACATTGCAAAACTCTTACCACCTCCGGCTGCTCCACCGTACAATACATCTTTCTCACCGGCAGCTAGAAAATCTGTTTGAGGTCCTTCATTAGGCATAAACGCCACATGAGAACCTGTGCTATCTAAATGTTGTTGTATAGCGTCAGGTAACTGTTTAGTATCTGACTCTGTTAAAACATTAGATGTTAAAACTTTTTCTTCTTGGTCAAACTCTTTCTTGACCCTTGCTAAACTTCTTGTTAGCTTTTGAACTTTTTTATTTTTCTTAGTAAGTTTATTCTTTGCTTGCAAAGCCAACTTAAGTCCAGAAAGTTCTGAGTTCTTTGGTCTTCCCGGTTTTAACTTTGGAGTACCATCTTTCTTTAGTATATAACTCCCATCTGGATTTGTCAAGTATTTATCTAAATTATCTACCATAAACCTTGTCTACATGTTTTTTTAGTCCGGGTCTTGACATTTTTCTACCCGTTTCTGCTTCTAACCAGTCTACGCCTATGCCTAAACTAATCTCTTTGTGGAAAACAGAAGCAGCCACTTCTTTTAATATTCTTATTTCTTCTTCTATAGGTTTTAAAAAACTACTTGCTTCATCTTCTAGCTCATATCCAAAAGGTATAGTAGAAGATGTTCTTGTTATATAACCGTCTTTCATTTTACTTCCTGTATTTTCTTGTCTTTTCTTTAATTTTTTTAGGTTGGGCTACGTGTTGTTTTCCTTTAGCAGTTCCTTTTCTTTTTGCTTTTGTTGTAGCAGCGTATTCTTTGTCTGATAGTGACTCAATAGCTTTCTTCGGGAGATACCTCTCACCCGTTTTAGCAGACGGTTTACCACTTTTAGTACCCCAGTCTTGCTTGGTCCATTCTCTAAGACTTCTTTGGCTTTTCTTTAGTGATGGCATTAGTCATTGGTCCACTTGTTGAAGTAACTTTTGTTTTAGTTTCTTTCTTTGGTTTAATTGGTGTTAAAGACTTTTTAAACATCTTTCCATAACACTTCTTTATTTTATTCATATATTCTTTTATCATTACTTATAGCCACCTCCAGCAGCTTTATATTTCTTTGCTAAGAGCTGGGCTTTTCGAGCAGACCATTGACCGGCTTTACCGCCTTTAGTACCGGCTTTAACAGAATTGAAAAGCCTCTTACGCAGAGTTGGCTTGGTATAATTACCAGCACTGTTTACAGTTGATTTACTTTTCTTCTTTGTTGTTGCCATTTTTTTTACCAAAAATTATATCCCAGTTATCTCTATATTGTTTTGTATAAACACCGGGTCTAGGATTAGCTCCTTTACCACCGTGAGTGTTCTTATATATAGGTGACTTGAATGTCATAGGTTTTTCTTCACTGCCTATTTGTTTTCCCATTTTACCACTTCTCCCTGTCAGCCCAATAGGCTGCAGACATTTTACCTTTCTTAATATTCTTACCGTGTCTTGCTTTAAAAGATTTACGTTTAGCTTTCATTTTAGCAGTCTCTCCTGCTTTAGGCTTACCAGCTGTTGAAGCTCCTTGCTCACCAAAGCGTATAGTCTTTATCTTATCTCCCTCTTTAGCCACAACAACGTGAGACTTCTTAGGATGACTAGGTGTTCTCTTAGGCTTATTAAACCCTGAGACTCCTGCTCGTTTTAATCTACTATCTTTTTCTTTCGGCATTAGTGTACTATCCTCTCTTCTAATTTAACTTCATACTCTAGTTCTTGAATTTCTCCTAGAACCAACAACCCATATTGAATTGCTATTCTATTTGCTTGTGCAATGGTCTCAGCTTTAATATAAGGACCTATAGCTGTAGTGTTGTCTTCGACTAACTCAGTTATCCATAGTTTCATAATCAGCGTCCTCCGCATCTATTACAACAGGTGCTTTATCAGGCATCAAAAAGATACCTCCACTAGCCATTGTGTGACTTACATCTACTTTATCTACTCTACTAACACCTACTCTATCTAATAAAGTCTGTGCTGCAGTTAGTTTATTAGCTGCTTGCACTACAGGTTTAGTAGATGTCATTATCTCAATAAGCTTAAACGCTGCTTTAGGAGCAGAGTTAGCTAGTATCTCTTGTGTTAGTTCTAGTATCTCAGACTTTAAAGTCTTTACAACATGATGGTAATGACTGGTATAACCTGCAAGCTTTGCTGCTGTCTTAGCATCTCCTTGTGTTTCTACAAGGTGTTCTAGGAAAGCCTTCTGCTTATCGGTTAGTTCTCTCTTTACTGATGTTGTATCTATGCTTGGTAATATAGCCATGAATCTAGTATACACACCTTATTTGGATTTGTCAAGCTTCAAATAACTATTGACAAAACAGTAATAGGTTGTTATACTAAACGTAGTGCCCCTCCCGGGTCAACATAGACATATCCATGTCGAAACTACAACAAAACAACTACCATTATTAATACTAAATAACCTTGGATATTTATTAAGTTTTAATGTCGGGGCGTTAACTAGTATTAAAGTTATCTGGTTAATGGTCTATATCTGATATTATGTACGAGTATGCTATAGATATATAGGGTAGAGGGTGTGGTCTCCTGCCCCCCCTACAAGCACTATAGACGTAGAAAATAAACACTACCTTGAATGTCCCTAGAGGTTATCTCCGTGGACTTTAATAGCTAACGAGGGTTTACATAAGCATCTATGCTGTCTTGAAAGCCTTTGGGGACATTCTTGTTCTTTATAAATTAACTTGTTGAAGCTTACAAGCAGTCTCCTTTGATAGATTCTAAGACAGCCGTGTTTCTGTTAGCTCCAATCTATTTTCGTAGGGTCTTGGCAAATTTCTCTAAGCCCTCTGCACTTTGTAGAAGCTGTTTTAGTAAGCTATCTTCTGGGCGTTTATGTTAATATCAAGTTCCATAGTTATTTCCTTGTTATAATATTTATACAGGTACAAAGTAGTCTTGTAGATGATTAGAAGATTGTTGCATGCAGTAATTCCCCCAATCCTCAAACCTTGTGAATTAGATTGTAAAACATGAGGCTTGTAAAACTGTTGCCATGTAGTGTTATTGGGTGCGATAGCAGTCATAAAAGTCTCCTGAATATTGGTTAACACTACATCAAAGCTTTTAAAGTGACAAATGTTTACAGTATTTCCTCGAAGACTCTGAAATCTGTAAAACTTTTACTGCGTAAAACTCTAGCATTTGGTAACTTAAAAAGTCTTAGATGTCAGTTAAGGTTTTAACAGGAGACATTTATGATACATATCACACTTTCAAATAACACTACATGGGAATTCCCAACAGTTTTACAAGCCAAGAGCCATGTTTTAGCAATGCTAATTCAGGGTTTGAGGATTGTGAAAATTAGATGCAACAATGCTTCTAATCAAAACCATCTACAAGACTATTTTGTAGGTATAAATAAAACCATTATAACAAGGAAATAATTATGGAAAATACATTTGATATTAACAGCTTTTCAGAAGATAGATTAGCCGAGGCAGCTTCTTTTAAGCAGTGCAGAGGGCTTTCGTTGAAATTTGCTAAAGACCCTAAAACGCAGAAAATGGATTGGAGGAAACAGAAACAAATTCTTGGCTGTCTTTTCGGGCTATCAAAGGAGAAAAAACTCAGCTTCAAGCAAGCTAATTTACTCTTTAGCAAGAATGTTTTGCCAAAGGCTTTCTTCAATCAGATAGATGCTTATGTAAAAAAGAATAGCTAAATTCTTTAAAGTCCTTAGATAACCTCTAGGGACTTTTTTTTGTATATATTTTCTACTGTCTGTGCTAGTATTTTAGTGAGATGGCTTTTTATAGGGGCTTTGAGACCACACCCTAGTGAAGTTAAGTAAGATAAGTAACTAAGGAAGTTTGAGTTTTAAGTTTGGGCAGGTAATTGAGGGCGTTTTAAAAACAGGCAGGTAATTGAGGGCGTTTTTCTGTTAAAATCCTGTTAATAACCCTTGTATAAACTGTTTATAACTTGTGGATATGTATGTATAACCTGTGGATAACTTAATTAATCTATCGTTTTTAAGTTTAATATTTATATTTTTAAGTTATAAGATTATCTTAATCTTCTGAAACTTAAAGCTCTAAAGATATACTTAAGACTAAGATATGCTGGACAAATTTTTCGGCAGTCGGTAAAATGGTCGGCATCACAGCAGGGAACATTCCTTGCAAACAACGGAGATAAATATGAATAATACAAGAAACATGAAGGCTATTGAAGATAGCAAACTTGATAAAATAACCTTCAACAGTCTTGAGAAAGTAGAACGGTATATCAAAGAGTTAGGCTATATTTTTAAGGTAAGAGATTCTGTTAGAGAAGATAGGTCTGTAATTTATAGACATAAGTTTACTAAAAAGGGACATGTGTTTCTTAAATCCAGCTATGACTTTTTAAGTGCTGGTAGTATGGAAATGGGAACTGTTTGGACGGTGACTAAATTTTAAATATATCATAAGTTTTTAGAACATTATACTTAAGATTAAAATATGCTTGACATCTGCCGAGAAAAAACATATAATTTGTCGGTCAGCAACACACAGAGTCTTTAGAGGCTCTAAACATAAGGAGATAATATGGAAGAACTAGACCATTTAGAATTTTTAGATTTTATGACTGAGCAAGAATTAAAGTCTGAAACGATAGAAGCTAATAATGAATTAGCAAATGATATTAACCCAATAACTTAAAGGAGATAGATATGGATATAAATATAATGAAAGTGACGAAGATTGAAATAAAGAAAAGAAAGGACGTAAGTAATTTCTCAGTAAGAGATATAGTATTTCATAATTTAGAATATGATTATGAAACACAAAAGCATTTTCTTGCTAAGACAGAAGTAACTTGTTTTCTTGAAAGCAAGGATGTAGGCAAGTTAGTCTACGAAAAGTAATATCCGAAAAGATGTAAGGCACAAATTATTAAATTAAAAACTGCTTTCTTGAAGATAAAAACAATAAGACATCAAGTAACAGAGGTGCTACAACTAAAGCACATCAAATAATATCACTTGGTCTCTAGGGAACGACTGTTAAATCGTAAAGTAAACTGTGCAATCAGGATAAACTACTTAATTATAAATCGAGCAACAGACCCGAGATACTCTTATCGCTTAAAGGAGTTGTAAATAAACTACAGAAGCTAGGTTGGTAACTTACCTAAACCCAAAAGTTACACCTATATTAATAATAATAAAATGGAGATAATTATGAGTAAGACAACTTACACAATAAGAGGTAGTAAAACTACAACAGCAATTAAATATGCACCACATAGTGTTCAAAGACTATGGTTACATTCTACAGAACGAGGTATAAATGTTCTAAGAGTAAGGGCTATTAAAGAAAGAACTGAGAGAACCCAAGGCAATACATTCTTTGGATTTCATAAGGCTAAAGTATCGGCTTATCAACAGCTTGAGGATGCTATCTTTCCACTATACTTTAAAAGAAAAGTTAA